CACAAGGTCAAAGTTGCAGGTCAAGAATTTGATGTTAGCTTAGACGAATTAAAAAATGGTTACTCAAGAGATGCCGACTATAGACGAAAGACTGAAGAACTTTCTTATGAAAAGAAACAATTTATGTCTGAGTCTGAAAAGCAAAGACAAGACTATTCCTCAAAACTAAATGAGTTGAATCAGTTAATGTCAGTAGCTCAACAACAACTAAATACAGAGATTAATTCTGCTGATTTAGAAAAGTTGTATGAAGAAGATCCAACTGAAGCTGCAAGGATTGAACATAGACTAAGACGAAAGCAAGAAAAGCTTAATTCAGCTATGGCTCAAACGCAATCTGAGCAGAGTAAGCAATTTGAAAGTTATTTGGGCGATCAAAAGAAAAAATTGGCGTTAAAAATGCCAGAATTTTCTGATCCAACAAAAGCTACTCAATTAGCATCTTCTATGAAATCTACTTTGAATAATTATGGTTTTAATGACCAAGAAATTTCACAAGTATATGACCATAGAATAGTTATGTTGGTAAACGATGCCATGAAGTATCGCAGTATGCAAAATTCAAAACCGAATTTAGCAAAAAAGATTACTAAACCTGGCAGAGTTTTTTCTTCAGGAGTTAAAAAAGACAAAGCTGAACTTAATTTCACTAAGCGAAAGGAAAAGTTGAGTCGTCTGAAAAAATCTGGAAACATCAAAGATGCAACCAGTATATTTTTGGATATGGTAAACAATAAACAACAATAACTTAGGAGAAAAAATATATGGCACAGGTAAGTGGAACATATAGTACCTATGATGCTGTTGGCGAAAGAGAAGATCTTTCAAATGTAATCTATAATATCAGTCCTACTGATACGCCTTTCATGTCAGCAATTGCAAAAGCAAAAGCTGCTTTTACAAACCATGAATGGCAAACAGATGCATTAGCCGCTGCGTCAGGTACAAATGCTGCAATAGAGGGTAACGAAGTTACTTTCTCTGCACCAACTGCAACTACTAGACTAGGAAACTATTCTCAGATTTCAACTAAATCTGTAATAGTAACTGGTACATTAGAAGCAACAAACAAAGCTGGTCGTAACAACGAACTAGCTTACCAAATCTCAAAAGCTTCAAGAGAGCTTAAAAGAGATATGGAAACTTCTTTATGTGCTAACAACGCTAAAGTCGCAGGTAACGATACAACTGCAAGAGAACTTGGTGGTATTGAATCTTGGATTGCTACAAATGACGTTATGTCGGCAGCAGGTAGTCCAGCTTCACCAGCAGGAACAGGAGCAGATGCTAGAACTAATGGTACACAAAGAGCCTTCACAGAAGCTCAACTAAAAGCAGCGTTAAAGCTGGTTTGGGATTCTGGTGGAGATCCAACTATGGTACAATGTGGTTCTTTCAATAAACAAAAACTATCTGGTTTTACAGGTGGATCTACAAGATTTGATCCTGCTGAAAACAAAAGATTGGTTGCAGCAGTAGATGTTTACGAAAGTGATTTCGGTGCATTGACTGTTACGCCAAACAGATTCTCACCAGCTAGATCAGTTCACATTATCACACCTGATATGTGGGCTTGTGCATTTTTAAGAGATTTTGCTCTTGAAGATTTAGCAAAAACTGGTGATGCTTCGAAGCAGTTTCTAGTTGCAGAGTACACTCTGGAATCAAGAAATGAAAAAGCTTCAGGCGGAGTTTTTGATTTAACTACTTCATAGTAGATAACTTTTATAAGGGGGTATTAATTTATCCCCTTATAATTCAATTAACAATTTTGTTTGGTCTTTGAAGTCTTTCAAGGCGGAACGAAGCAAATAAAGGAAAAAAAAATGAGAACATTAAACGAATATTTTATAACAGCTAAAATTGCAAACATCAGTACAGCATCTAGTACATTTGTACCAATTCCTGATGGTGGCAGAGTAATTAAAATTTTAACAGCACTTCAAGCAGTTATTGCAACTGCTAATGGTGGAATCACTTTCGAAATAGGTGGAACTGCTATTACAGGTGGTGGAATTACTGTAGCATACTCAGGATCAGCAGTAGGTGATGTAGATACAGCAGAACCAACAGCAGCTAACGAAGTTGCTGAAGGTGGAACTATCGAAATGATTACCGATGGTGCTTCAACTAATGCTGCGGTACTTTACGTAACATTTGTAATAAGAAGATAATTAATTCAGGGGATGGAAACATCCCCTAAACAAAAGGAGAACAAAACATGAACTATGGATTAAGACATGTAACTGTACTTAAATTGACTTCTGGAAGTTCATCTTCTGCAAGCTCGGCATTTACAGATGGTACAGAATACATAAGAGTAGTAAGCACTATTGTTTGCCACATACAAGTAGCAACCTCACCAACAGCAGCAGCAACTACATCGTATTTGCCTGCAGCAGAAATTGAAATTATTAAAGTAAC